GGCGCGGACCTGGAAGGCGCGTACCTGCGATGCGCGTACCTGCGAGGCGCGAACCTGAAAGGCGCGTACCTGCGAGGCGCGAGCCTGGAAGGCGCGGACCTGGAAGGCGCGGACCTGGAAGGCGCGAACCTGAAAGGCGCGTACCTGCGAGGCGCGAATGGCGTCTACGAATTGGATATGGCAGACCCGCGCGGCTACCGCCCCCTTGCCGTCGCGCATACTGACGGATGGCGCATCTCTAGCGGTTGCCGCTGGTTTACCGTCGAGGAGGCGATGGCTCACTGGTCAAACCCTGAGCACGAAGCGCCAGGAATCGCCTCTAGGTATATCCGCGCCATCAACGCTTTGCCGGAATGCCCGAATGTGGAGGCGCGCAAATGACCAGATCAGCCAAACCAAAAGCCCGCGGGTTAGCCGATGCGCTGAAGTATCTTAGCGAATGGGAAGACAAGGATTTCACCATCGCCGACGCGCTGGAACTCTACACCGTGGACGAGGACGAACTCTACCTGACGGAAGACATGCACCAATGCGAAGGGTGCGGCGGTCACTTCGTGGACTACATGCCAACCGGCCATTGCGAGCCGTGTGCTGAATACCGGGACGAATGGCTCCGCGATACAGCAGTGAGCCCGATTTACGGCAACGCGAGCGGGAGGACGCTATGAGCAGATCAATTGACCGCAGGCGCGCAAGGAGGTCCGTGCGATGATACGGGAAACTATTGCCTTGGCCATTGGTGCCGCCATCTTTGCTGGCGCGTTTGGCGCTTTCCTTTGGGTGTTGCTCTGATGACTGAGAACGAGACGAACAAAAAAGCCTCTCCATGGACAATCGAAAAAATTGAGCAGCTAAAAATGTTATGGATTGATGGCAATCTATCGACAGAGAAAATCGGTCGAAAAATAGGCATGAGCAAGAACAGCGTCATTGGCAAGGCGCACAGGTTGAACTTGGCAAAACGCGCAAGAGTAAAAATCGGCAAACTCAATGAAACGAGACGCCCAATTGCGCGCAAAGACCCAAGAACATTGCCGTCATATCGAACGTGCGCTTGGCCTATCGGCCATCCCATCAATGACGACTTTCATTATTGCGGCGAGACGGTGCAGCCTGGATCCTCTTATTGCAGCCCGCATCATAGTCGGGCCTATATTCCAAGGAAAAAACAACATGACAGCTAAACTAGCCGGTTACAGCATCCGCATAGGTGCAGGACCAGACGAGACACTTGAGGATCAAGTGGCGTATTACGCGCGCGTGAGCAATCCCAGCAGCCAGATGTCAGGGATGAACAACAAGAGGCTAATATCCTATCTCATCCGACATAGGCATTGGTCGCCGTTCGAAATGGTCACAGTAACGCTAGAAATTGAGACGAGCCGGGACATAGGCAGACAACTCCTCCGGCATCGCAGCTTTTCATTTCAAGAGTTCAGTCAGCGATACTCGGCCACAGAGACGACATGCAGTACTCGCGAAGCGCGGATGCAGGATCACACGAACAGGCAAAACAGCATCCAGACAGACGACGCGGACCTCAAGCATTGGTGGGCCGATCAGCAGATTGAAGTCATGGATACGGCGTTTTCTGCATATGACGCCGCTCTCAAAAGAGGGATTGCGAAAGAGGTTGCGCGCGCAATTTTACCGGAGGGCCTGACTTGGACCCGGCTATATATGACCGGCTCGCTGCGGTCTTGGATTCACTTTGTGGGTTTGCGAACGAAAGCGGAGACCCAGAAAGAGGCGCGAGAATTGGCCGTTGAATGCGCCGTTCAGATCGAGCGTGTGTTTCCCAAAATTGTCGGAGTGATACAGAATGACTGATGCGCTCTACAACGAGATCGACCCATCAGCGTGGCGGCCTAACAGTTTCGCCGCGCGCAAGAAGAATTAACGCAACAACAACGAAAGGACCATCATGTTGTGCTTTATTCTGAAACGGGACTTGCGCGCGGCGTCAACAAAGGAGAATGATCATGTTTGACGTTCGAGACGTGCTCCGGTCGCTTGGCGTGGAGCCTGAAAAATCCACAACTTGGCCTGTAGGCTGGGCAATCCGCGACTTGTATTTAGAGCGGTTCGAGAAGCTGCCTGATAAGGAGTTGCGAGCCAAAACCAGCGGCAAGGGCGGCCATTGCATGGCTGTGTATCCTCATGGCTTTTGGCTGGATGCAAAGGGTGTTGCGCGGCGGGTGCTGGCGACGATTGAAACCCAGGCGGCAAGCCAGCCTGACCTCTTTGGTGATTGATTGACAACCCGCGCGGCTTCGGCCTAAAGCAGACTTTGCGCCTGCTCGTAAGTCTCGTCGTTTCGGCGAAGCCAGCCTTTACCGAACGTCGGGAATGTTGAAAGCCGCCGATAGAACGCCTCTCTTGCTTCGTAAATATCCCGCATCGTGGAAGCCATATCACATCGTGAAAGAGCGTCCATTGTCTTTGGCCCGATTGACCCATCAACCCTGACGCCGATATTGCGTTGGAGGGTTTTCACTGGAGCGCTAGGCCCACTGTTTACGGCCCAGTCGAACAGCATCCAGTCCAACCCGCTAGGCATCAAATCGCCCTTAATCCGGTTCCAATATCGCTTTTTATAGATTGGTTCGACATCCTCTTTGGTGAGGTCCTTAATGGTGTCGATGGTGACACTTTGACCAATCCAGTCCTCATAGACCGCTTTGGTGACGCCGAGATTAGTCGCGCCTCCAGGGTCTTCGGGATGGTTCACAAATCCTCCTTCGTGCGTTAGCAACCACCAGAGGCAGCGTTGGAAGTTCACGATCATTTCGTAACGCCCCGAACTTTCTCGAACGACCGAAGTCCGCCTAGGCCGAGCATTCCCAATAGGACTGTCAGCAGCGTGTCTGTGTCCAGTTTCGGTAACGCTGGGGCTGGATGGCCTGCACACGCGGCAGCGAACAAAATCAAATCCTGAAGCACGAAATGCCAACAAAGCGCCGCGCCACATGTCCAGCCGACAAACGGACGCCAGCCAGCCACATAAATCGAACGATGAGCCGCCTCGGTCTTATTGACATCAATCTGCGCCAACATGCCCTTGTTCGCGGCGTCCATGATCGCCGCCTGCATCTCCAGCTTGGCCTTTTCTTTGCCAGCCTCATCAGGAATGACGCGATCCAGAACTGTGCCGATGACCGGCAAGAGGGCTCCAAGAATTGGCAGCATAGTTAGCGCCCCATTCAATCGGTTGATCTATTTTCGCGGCCTAGTATCCGCTGCACGGTGTCGGTCTCGTATATCCGCAGAGCAAGCCATGTGACGGACAAAAGCGATGCAAACGCGGGCAGGAACTCAAAAAAAGTCCCCGCCGCGATTGTCACCGCACCCCAATCAATAAAGGATTTTTCATCCGTCATTTGTCGTTCCTAAAACGCGGCGATGGCCTCGTGGAATGGTGTCAGGTCTTCATTCGTCCAGAAGTCCTTAGCCACGACAATCTTGAGGTGCTCGACATTGCGAGATACTGCGTCGGCCCAGTCATCGTCGGACATATCAACAGCCTTGCCCGCGTTGAGCAAGTTCACGCTGTCCATGGCTGCGCTATAGTATTGCGCGATTTCTTGTGCTGTGTAATCCATGTTAGTTGCCTTTTAGCGCCTGAATTTCGGCCTTGAGTTCTTTGACCGCATTGATGAGATACCAGACAAGTGGGTCAGTATTCACGGACAGAACGCCCGTCGAATTTTCACTCACACACTCTGGTAAAACCTTCTGGATTTCCTGAGCAATCACGCCAAGTTGAACGCCATCTTTTTCGATCGCCGCATGACTTGGCAGGTTTGTGATCTCATCCGGCGTGCGATACTCAAAGTTCCGAACCTGAATCTTTGATAGGATATCTAGGCCGGTGTTGTTGTCTTCAATGTTTTTCTTGATGCGCTCATCAGACGTGGTTTCCCACGTCGTTACATTTTTCTCGTTGTATGCGCCATTGGTTCCGCCGATAAACGCAGTGTCATTGCCTTTGCCCGCCAAAGAGTAACCAATGACGATTTGATCGTTTCCGTTTTCCGCCGATGGATCAGTTCCCAGACCGATGATGACATTGCGACTGCCCGTTGTAATAATATCCCCTGCCGAAACGCCAAGGGCAATGTTGGCGATGCCTGTAGTGCTGTTATAGAGCGACTGATGGCCTGCGGAAACATTATAGCTGCCGGTAGTGTTGCTATAGAGTGCGTAATTAGCAATAGCAGTGTTGCGGATGCCGGTAGTGTTGCTAAAGAGCGACTGAAAGCCGACGGCAGTATGGTTCTCGCCGGTAGTATTGCTACGGAGTGCGTAATTAGAAATAGCAGTGTTTTGGATGCCTGTCTCGTTGCTATAGAGCGACTGAAAGCCGACGGCAATATTGTTCGCTCCGGTAGTGTTGCTATAGAGCGACTGAGCGCCAGTGGCAGTGTTTTGGTTGCCGGTAGTGTTGTTATAGAGCGACTGAGCGCCGACGGCAATATTGTTCACTCCAGTAGTGTTATTACCGAATGCCAACCTTCCGAAAACGGTGTTGCTGGTGTTATTACCCGCGCCACGGCCTGCGGTTAAACTATTGATTTCCGAATCACCGTTTACGTGTAGTTTAACGGATGGAGTAATACCAATGCCGACGTTCGCCCCTGAAATTACAATCGGCGAAAGCATATTCGCCTTTGTGATTTTTTTGGTTTCAGTCGCGCTCGTGTCCACCACCGCAAACAGGTCGGCATCATCCGCCGTCGTTAGCGCGTTCAGCGCCGAAATTTTCGCGTCAGCCAATTGCTCGCTCCTTTATGCTATGCGCAGGAACAAGCCCGCGCTCCAAGTCTTGTTTTCCTCACCATCTCCATCGATCACTGTCCGCAATGCCGGGCAGTTGGCCCCCATTAACCGCCACGTACCCGTTGCGTTAGTTCCGCCAAGAGGCTCGGAGCCATTTATGCCCACGCCATAAAGTCCAGGCGCTAGCGTGATCGCATAGCGCAAAGACGACCCGGCAACAGTACTGCCGCCCGCAATTGTAGAGCCGGAATTATTGATCAAGACAGCGTAGGTTCCAACAGCCAGATGCTCGCCAATATTGAATTGGATGGCCTCTTTGACGCGCAGAGGCGTCATCATCTTGGCGTTGTCGGTGCCATTTTGCGCCTCAACCTGGGATGCGATTGTCACGGCGGCAGAAGATGTGCCGCCCGCCTGATCCAGTGTCGCAATCGTGATCCAATCCGTATCGGCCTCATTGCGCATCTTAAGGATGTTGTTGGCCGTGTCGTACCAAACCATGTTGGAATACGTAATCGACGGCGAAGATGCGCCAGAGTTTTGCGAGACAATAGCCGCGAGAGCGTTATTGATATCGGACCGCGCTGTTGGCGCGGATTGATTCGCGATGGTGTAGTCGTGTTGCGCCATCAATCGTACCCCACGTTAGCAACTAGCTGATCAATAGCCGGGCTAATCCCGTCATCAGTCGAAAGTAGTTGTACCTGAAAACGGAAAGCGCGTCCATAGAAGTCGCCAGCTTGAAACTCGCGCCAATCGCTCCATGTCGGCGTGCCAGCCGGGTCATCGTTGGTCGTGGATATGTATGCTTTCACGTCGGTATCTGCGACCTGCTGGCCCGTAGTCCACGTGTCCCAGTTGCCAGACCATGTATCCCAGTTGCCGCTGATCCCGTCCCAGAGGCTTGCCCCAGCGGGTGTAGATCTTATCGTGCGGGTATAGACATAGCTATGCACGCGGCGAGCGCTGCCGGTGTCAATATAAGCCGAGAACTGATATGTCGCCGATGATGGTGCGCTGCTTGGATCGGTGATCACCAAATAGTCGCCATCGACGCTGCACCCGGTTTTTGTGCCGGGGAAACTGGCGTGTTCAGTTTGGCTGCTATTGTTGCTGTAGGTCTGTAGGTCGGCAGAAGGCAGCACGAACGAGGCATAATCGATGCTGGCGGTACCCAGCTTTGAGAAGGCTTTGATCGTGTAAGTGCCGCCGCGCGCTGGTAGGCTTATCGATGTTCCTGGCCGACTAATTTTTTCCGCCGCCGTTGTCGCATCTGAGAAATTTGCGCCGCTTTCAAGCACTGAGTGCCGCACCACATAATGGCTCAACTTAGGATCGGCAACAGCAACCCAGCCGATGTGAACGGTTCCGTCACTGTTGCTCGCCGCAAACCCGGCCACATCATCCGGCGGTGAATTATCGCCTTGAATCAGCCTTGTCTGCGTAATCCACTCGCCCTTAACACCAATCGCATTTATGGCGCGAGCCCGAACGTCATATGATCCCAGGTCAATATTCAGCGCCTCGAAGCGGCCTGTTGCAATTGTGCCACTGAGCACGAGTTCGCCAGTTCCCATCGCCTTGTATTGCGTTGTCGCGTCGTCACGGTATTGCACTTCGACCCGGTCAATGTTGGTGTTCTCATCCTCACTGGCGGTAATCGTCGCGATCAACACGTTCACAATTTGCTCATTCGCAACCCGTTGTTCCTCCGATAGGGAAATGCCGACCGTCGGCACGGTATCGGGCGAAGACAAGAATGTGTTGTTTGACTCGAACGCCGTTTCATCCGCGTCCCAATCGTAGACACCCGCGCTGATCTCTTGCAGTGTCAGAGGAACAATCAACTCGCCATCGTTGCTTAGAGCGAAGCCCCATTCGATAACTTCGAATGTTTTGTTTGAGAATCCAAAGCGCTCATTTGTTAGCTGGATCACATCTCCAGGCGTCAATTGCGCCGCGCGAAGTCCGAAGTTGGCCGTGATCAGAAGCTGCTCGCGCTGACGATATAATAAGATTTTTGCGATCCGTTGCGCACGGCTTGGCGAGGCCGTAAACGGCAAATTGACTTCTGCGCTAGATATTTGCCCGCCATCGTCGGCCAGGAACGTATCCGATAAAACTGGCGGATAATTGTCATCCTGCCAATTTGTTTCTGCGCCTCGGAATATGCCGGTAATCCGGTTGAATAAATCGCGCCTGGATGCCCTGGTAACGACACTGAGTGGCCCACGAGCGTCATCCTCATTCAGCGTCAGGACCGGCTCGGTGTATGCTCCCGCCTTGCAAACCCATTTTCCCTGGCTGTACCAAAGCGACCCAGCCATACATTTGACGATTTCGTTTATCGTATCCATGGGCTTCTGGTCGGTCGGGAAAAAACCATCGCAAGAATAGCGTTTCTCGGTGCCGCCTGCCGCTAAAGTGACATCTTCGTCGCAGACGTTAGCCGCAGCAGCAAAAGAGGTTTCGTCAAGTTCCTCTTCAGTTGCAATCCGGCTTGTCAGCAGATAATCGCGCAGACAGAGAGCGGCGTTGCTGCTAAACGCGGTGGAGCCGTCGCGCGGATCGTAAACTTTTTTGCCCTGCATCACGGCTGTGATGACTGGCGGTCCCTGCGTATATTTCTCAGGATCAAAATAGGCCCGAACATAGATATACGCCACGCCGTAGGCACGGTGCTGATAAGTCCAGAAGCCCTCACTTTCGAGCTGCAAAGCGGAATCCGCAGCCTGATCGTCGGCACCATTGTGAGTCCGTATTCGGAGCGTTTTGCCAGTATATTTTGGCGGAGAAGTGATTGAGCCATCGCTGGCAACCGTCACCTCTGTGCCGTCCACATAAAACTGGGTGAATCCGTTGATTTCATGGCCCGCCATGCCGATCAGGCGATGCAAGTAGACCTCTGGGCGTCGTTCTTGCGGCACCGACACCGGGCCGGTGGTCTCCTGATAAAAAACCACGCCGCCCATGCGGACAGTCCCATACACCACCGGAGCCGCTTGTGCGCTTTGCAGCATGTTGACGGCGGAGCCAGCATATTCTTTTTTTTGGCCGCCCAAATTTTGGCTCAAAGCTCTCTGCGCGACCATTGAAAATATCGACTTGCCCAACATCGGGACAAAGGCGGCCATGAACCCAGTCAGCGCCGCTGGAGCACCCGAAATAAAAACCGCTCCAAGCCCAACAACAGGCAGCGGTCCTGCCATCGCAACATCCGGGCAGATCAAAGTTGCGATGCCAAGGCTCGTTGCGAGCCACGCTGTCAGATTGCCCATGCCAAATCCCCATCCAAATCAAAACGCTCAAAACCGCGAGGCGTCAGGTAAATCGGCCCGCGCGTCCCCATGATGCCAATCACGTGGTCAAATATCAGCGGCTGGGCAAGCCGTCGCGCCATGACCGAGCCCACACGAGGATAAGTCATCTCGTTCCTGATCAACCTGCTATCGATAAGGTCTACAATGTTTTTCTTGCGGGTCTGCCGTTGCGATATCGTCCAGGCGCGCAGCGCGCCCCAGGCGCTGGAGTAGTCGCACAACAAAGCAAGATCATCGACAAACCCATTCCCGCGCTGCGCTTGCACGGCATCGTTTGCGAACGTTATGCAGTCCATGCTTCCCCATTGGAATGGCTTATCTATAACCGATGCAAGGAAATCAATAAGCGCTTCACGATTGTGCGACATTAGAATAGCCCTCCGCCGCCGTTGATCTTAACGTCCCGCCCCCACATCATATCTGAACGCCCCGCCCCCACATCAGCGGTTTATCTTGCAGATCGTTGATGTACTCGAACGCAAGATCAGTAACGGAATTAGGGAACCGAACGCGCTGGCCTTCGGTCGTGTACCGAATAGGGCGCGGCCTCTCCAGATCGACCAGCTTGCTTTCCAGGGTCAGCGATATTGTAGATGCCTCTGGCCCCTCATCTATGGTCATCTGGTCCATATAACCAACGAACAAAGTGGTGAGCACCTCGCCGTCACCGACAGAAATGGATATTGCCGCACCATTTTCTTGCAGCAGGAAGTCGCCACTTTCTTGCAGAAGAAAGTCCTCATCCAACCCTGTCAAACCGAACTTTATTCGGGCAATGCGACCATGATATTTTGTCTGTAATGCGACAGAGATCAAAGAACCGGGTATGCCGGACAAAGCCACAGTCGCATTTGCCGCGCGAACATCATTCGTTTCCGAGGCCGTACTTACGTCCAAAAGGTTGCCCGCGCCAATGTACGTGACGCCGCCAATCGTCAAATCATCTAACCCGGTCCAAAAATATATGGGCGTGTCCAGCATCAAGTCCACGGCGAAGAACGGCCTTAGCGTTGCGTTGCCAAGATTTGTGGCAATCGCTCCCAGATCCTTGCCGGCATAGGTATAACCGCCGTCCTGATATCGCCGAGTAACCATCAGACAATCGCCTCAACAGCCGGGAACACGATTCCCCAGTGCGCTATCTCATTAATAGACCATTCTGTATTGGATGTTGCCAGCCTAAAAACGCCTTTACAGGCACTTACCACAACCGTTGAATTGTCCGCTGGCGCCGTCCTAATCGAAGGCCAAACGTCGATCGTCGCTTGCCCCGCGCCATTGCTGCTGACATCCTGCAAAACCTTGTGCAGCGACGAGCCAGCCCCAGAGCCAAGCTGGATGTAATCGCCCGCCTTGAGCCAGCCCGTCTGACTGGCGGTGCATCCGTCGATGCTAATGCTGTCTCCCGTCTGGCTCGCTCCATTCACGCGAGGAGTGCCGCCAGCCGAGCCGCGCGGAGTAGCGCCAAGCGGGTCGCCCAGGAGAAAAGTACCCTCGCGCCCGCGCATCGACAGAAGCCACGCGACCCACTGTTCAGCGTCCGATCGCGCCATTTGCGGCAGCGTAACTTCCGCCTCCCACCGCTCACCGCTGTGCTTAAAGACCTGCTGGCGCAGTGTGAAAACGCTTTCGCTCACAGCCGTCACGTTCACCGCCCGCAGTGTGATCTGCCTAATGCCTTTATGTGTCGGCAGCGCTCTTGGATATGAAATTGGCATTACTTAAATGCTCCCGCAAATGCGCCGCCGCGTCGCCTCGCATTCAGGACCGCCTGAGTAGATGCGCTGGCTATCTGCGGCATCAGGCTCTGGATTTCGGCCCGAACAGTCTGTTGTACGCCTGTAGAGACGTTAATTGTTTGTTGTACGGTCACGCCGCCACCGCCGCCCAGCGCATCCTTGCTTTGCGGTACGCTCAGGATGCGCCCGGCAGACGACGGAACGAACAATTCGCGGCCATGTTCACCGACGATTGATGGCTGACCAGATTGGATCGTTCCACCTTGCGCGTGACCGGCAATTCCTAAGAAGCCTCCACCAAGCGCATCAGTACTGCCGCCAAACAAATCACTCAAAAATCCACCGGCACCCCCCAGCAATTGCCCCAATCCGCCTAGCAATCCGCCAGCCAATCCGCCCTCTCCAGCCTTCATGAGCTTCTGCGACTCAATGCGGAGCAGATCGGAGATGATGGAAACCGCCATTTTCTTAAAGGCATCCTCAACTTTCATGGTGCCGGAAAGCATGTTTTCGAATGCTTCAATGAAGTTTTGGTTCAGTGATTCTATGGTTTGATCCAATTCGACCACTTCGTTTTTTACCGCTTCCAAATTCTCTGCGGTTTTTTTCGGCGCTTCGGTAGCGGTCTTTTTCGGCTCGCGATCCGGCAATCTAACAGGCTTGATTGGCTCGCCCAAATCAATCACGCCGTCTTTTGCTTTTTTCAGCGCCTCTTGCAGCTTCTCAACATTTGCCGTCGCGCGCTCCAAATGATCCGTCAATTTCTGCGGCGCGGCTTCGGAGAGAAGCGCGTTACGCGCGGCAATAGCATCTAAAAGTTGACTGTTGATTTTTCTAAATTCGGCCCACGCTAGTCCCGGCAACGCCTCTTTTGTAATTCCACCCGGCCTCGCCGCTTTCAATTGCCTTTTCGCCTCTTCAAGATCCCATTCTTCAGATGATTTTGATAGTCGATCAATCTTTTCCTGAGCGTCTTTATATGCATCGCTCTCAAGTCTTTGCGCGCGCGTTTGATCCAGCGTGGCCTTCGCCGCTTCCTGCCGCGCCCTTGCCTCTTCGTATTTTTTGCGCGCGATTTCCTCCGACATTTTGCCACCGCGCGCAAGCTGCTCCTCTAGCGCTTGGCTGGCGCGAATTTCGCCGCCCATACTTTTGACGGTTTCGCGGATCGCAATATCGACAGAATCGTTGCCGCTGACAAAATCGTCTACAGCATCCACGATGTCAGCAATCGCAATCGCTAGGCTCGCCGCATTTTCCGCCGCCCGCACAAGGAGCGGCGCAAGCCGCCCCAGAACCGTGCTAAATTGCGCGCCGATAACCGTACTGGCCGCGTCGAACCGGTCCTGCATTTCCTCTGCGTTGCGGATCAGTTCCTCATCAATCACAACGCCAAGATCGCGGAACCGCTTGCGGGATTTTTCCAGTTCCGAAGCCCCTCCCTTCAGAACATTAACCATGGCGACGCCTTCGCGCCCGAATAGTTGCGTTGCCGCCGCCGTCCTATCCGTGGCGTCCTGCAATTTCGCAAACCGGTCAGCAATAACGCCTAGCGCTTGATCCAACGGGATGCCCGTCAATTCCTGCGCCGTGAGCCCCATCGCCTCCAGCGCTTTAACTGCCGCGCCGGTGCCCTGTTCCGCCTCGCCTAGCCGCTTCGAAAGCTGTTCAAGCGCTTTATCTAGCCCGCCTTCCGAGACGCCCGCGCTAACCGCTGCCGCTCGCAACTCTTGCAGCGCATCGGTGCCAATGCCGATGGCGTCCGCCTTTTTGCCGATTTCGTCCATGGCCGAGGTCACGTTCTTAACCGCAGCCACAACCGCACCCGCCGCAATCGCTGGCAAAAACCGCTTTGCCGCCGTGCCGAGCATGTCGAACGATTTTGAAGCCGCCGAAAGTTCCTTCTGCGACTGCCTCGCGAACCGCTCAACCCGCCGCTGATTGGCCGCCATTGCCTTCGCGAATTCTTTGTCGCGGGCGGAAAGAATGATGTTCAGTTCCTGAGCGGAAATTGCCATTTTTAACCGTACCTTTCCGCCAATGCCCTAGCTTCCGCTAGGCTGGGAGCATCCGATCCTGGTTTTTTGGGGCTATGCGCCTCTTGCCAGCCCTCAAACACCAGGAAAACATCAATCGGGATCATAGCACGTAACTCGGTCGGCTTGATCCCAGTGATGATAGCGTTTTTAATCAGCCGCCGGACGTTCAATTTTCCGGCTGGCTTGACGCTTTTTTTTTACAGGTTGCGACTGATCGCCAATATCCGGCATGAAAGCCACGCCAAGAACCGCCTGCGCAAGTTGGTAATATAGAAGCAGGCTCGCCGCGCCACCCGCCTCAACGATTTTATCCGCTTCCGCATCAGTTTTTCCGCCACCCACCAAAGCCAACGCCACGAGATCGCGCACTTCTGAAGAGGTCGGTTTCTGACCTCGCCCGAAAAAGCCGTCCCACAAATCAAACACGCCACGATGCTTGTCCTCGAAACGCTCGATTTCTTTGCATCGCAGGATCAATGTATAGGAGACGCCGCCGATATTTTCGACGACGCCTCCACGCGGCGCTTCAGCCGTTATTGCCACGTCTACGCCGCCGTGAACGTAACCGCGCCATTACTTTCCATAGATGCGGAGAACGTCACCGCGCCCTCAGTTTCGCCGCCAAAATCCAACGAGGTCACGCGGAACTCTCCGGCGTAGGTGCCAAAGTCGGGAACGACAATTTCGAAATTGGCCACCGGATCGGCCTGCATCGCAATCGTGTTCAGGCGCACTTCTTGTGTGGCTTCGTCCAGGAAAATGCCATCGCCGGAAAGGCTCACCGCTTTAAGGCCGTTCAGGCTTTGCGCCCAGAGCACGCCGCCGGGCGTCGTCGCGTCCGGCGTAGTCACGTCAATCGCCGAGTTGTTGATCGTCAGCGTCTTGCTGTTCATTCCGGCAAATGCCGTGAATGCCTCAGAGCCAGCGCCGTCGCCAATTTTGAGCAGTAACGCTCGACCGAGTTGCTTTGCCATTTTCTAGGCTCCATCAAAGGGACCGGGCGTCATCCGACGCTCGAATACGCGCTTGCCCAAGGCGCTGAAAGGGCAACCTCAATTATGTTTTTGAGGTTTCCAGCATCGCCGTGAACAGAGCGCGGCCAGTATAACCTCGGCCAACCGCGTCATCTCTTTCGACGAAATAGTCATTGCAGATCAGTTCTATTGGATTGGTCCAAATATCGGTATTGACGATTTTGTCGCCATTTTCCAACAGAATGACACTGTCATTTTCTTGCAACATGTATCCTGTATTGACCCGATCCGCCAACATCAACGAACCGAGCGTCCCCTCTTGCCGATGTAGCGCCGCCCGCACAGCTTCCACTATCCGGGAAGCCTCAACCCGGCCCGTGACGCGAGAATAGGCCTCAATCGTAAATGACAGGACAGAACCAAGGCTTCCGTCTGTGTCGTCCGTGTCCGCCACGATGCTGCCAAATCTTGCATAGGGATAGGTCACGTTCTCCGGCGGCTCGTCATACAGTCGAGTCGAAATGAGCGACGCCAGATCAGCATCTGCCAGCAGCGCTGCGCGGACCGCTTTTTGCAAAGATAATGCGTAGCCGTCGACTATCATCTATAGCCCGCCTCTTTGATCGCCTTGCGGATCGCGCGATTTATGCGCCCGGCGTGTTTTTTACCAAGCAACTCCTGAGTGCGGCGCATAAATCGCGCAGGCTCAGTTATACCCCGGTTAAGCAGCCCTCTGCGGCCAGGAACTCGCCAAGCGCGGGTATATCGCCGCCCAAACTCAATAGACAACGCCTTGGCTTGGCTTGGGCCGTCATCTGGCGCGGCCTCTACCGACGCGCTCAACGATCCGGGCTGAAAATCGAATTTTGCGTGAATGCCGCGCTTGAGATCGCCTGTACCCACAGGCGCAAGCGTCCGAGCCCAGCGCACACCTTCCAGCGTTGATTTTCGGATTGCATCGCCGATGTATTTCCGTTGCTGGCGCGGGAGCGTATTAAACGATTTGATGACCGCCGTCGCATCCACCTTCATGGCGCAATGCCTTTTTCGAGCATCATCTCCAGCATCTCGCCTTTCGCATCAATCTGCGAAATAGAGCGGATCGCCCAGGTTATGCCGCGTGCGATTACGCGATCCGCTGCGGTAATTGCCTGCGTGACAGCATCCGACCTAACGCGCATAGTTGCTGCCGCCACATCTTGAAGCGCACCGCCTTCTATCGCTTCTTTCCCCAGCCGCTCGCGCAGGTCGGCATGGCGATAGGCATGATCAGCCCAAGCGCCGGTTTTGTTGCCATAGTCATCCGTCGTGCTGGCCATCCGCTGAAACGTCACGCGGTCGCGAAGGAGGCCGGATCTAGCCATACCAGCGTTCCCGGTGCAGGTTCAGCAGATCCTCAAATCCAAACGGAAGCGTTTTGCTGTTAAGCCCGATCAACTCGTTTTCGCGGTTCTCGTACCAATAGGAAATCAGCATAAGCATGGCGTGCCGGATCGTGTCAGGAACGCTCGCGGACGTGTCGCCATAACCTGCCGTAAACTCAATTTTGATCGAATCCGGGCGGACCTGTGAGACCGGCCAATTAAAGCCGGTTTTCGGCTTTATGACCTTGGAAAACGGCAAACCAAAAATGTCAAAATTGACCAGACTATCAGTCTGCAATACGCCGTCCGTGTCGTAATACTTCACCGCATCAACGGACTGGACCGGCCCTAGCTGGAGCGTGATTTCACGATTGGGTGTCTGTGGCAGCCATTGCGCCCAGGTCTGCGTGATGACGCATTGCCCCAAGACGCCTTTGGCGTCCACTGTGGCGACCGCAACATCAATCAGCCGATCAAGATATGTATCCTCGTCGCTATGCTCAATACGCAGTTGCGCTTTGACCTCCGCCAAGCTGACAGGCAGCGCCGCCGGTGCGGTCACAAGTTCCAGCCGTTGGAGATCGGTCATCATCACTTCGCAGCCTTGCGCGTTGCGGTCTTTTTGATGGCAGTTTCAACCGCCGCCGGTTGATC